GGTCATCTGTTTCATACTATGACCTCGAACTTGAAGAGTGGGAAAGTAAAAAGCATCTAGAAGTCATTGATGCAGGTTATGCAATTACTGTATCTGATATAGTAAGAAAGAAACTCAATGGGTAACACTACTACCTTTATGCCTACAAAAGTAAGACTACGCTCTTGCACTCTTAATGGCGTATCTCTCTATCAATATACACAGAATATCAAAGTGTATGAATCCATGTGCACTCCATATATTAAATGTGAACTCACTATTATTGATAACAATGGTATCATTGCAGGCATTGCTGAAAGGTCTTCCTCCTCTCTAGCTGGTATGCCTGTTACATTTGCATTTGATGATGGTGAAACTGTATATGAAAGGACTGAACAGACTGTATTGACCGTTGATGCTCAACCATCTGAAGCCAATAAGAGAGTACAAGTGTATACAATTGGAACGATTGGAGTTTCATATTTGAATGATCGCAAATCGCTTGTTCAAAAGTCTTTTGTAAACACAAATGCAACGAATGCGGCGGGTCAGATTCATAATCAGTATATAGGAACTGATGCTGGTCTTCGGCTTCTCTCTGCAAGCATTGGAATGATCGCCAAGGATAGCATTGGATCATTCCCAATCAGCAATGTCAAGCCGTGGAAAGCCATTGAGGACATACTGCGCAATCGTGTAACGTATGGTAGTGCTGCCAATCCCACTGTGTATTTTCGTGATCGCAGCAGTTATGTCATGGGGCCATTGCAGGATATCTTTCGCCAAGCATCGCCAGCTGTTACTGTTGTGGAGAAAGCAACGTGGGGTACGACTGTCCATGATATGTTTGTCAATGCACATTATGCTATCGTTGCAGCTACTCTCATTGTCAAGAAAGAGGATGCAGCACAAAAAGGACATACCAAGATTCATCATAGTGCAGCAGCAGCCATGCAGTCATTGAACATATGGGATCAAGCAGGGTCCAAGATTGCTATGGAGTTTGGTGCCAAGGCAACAGGTATTGCAGGCATTGTAACTTCTCTAGCTGGTGGTGCAAGTAAACTCGGTGGCAGCATGAACAATCTGATTTTCAACAGTCTCCGTAATGATTTGTCATCTGAGCCAGCATTGAAACGTACTCAAGAGCAGGCATTTATGGCATCAGTGGCCGATGCAGATAAATATTTGGTCAAGGTGCCTATACGTGCAGGATTGAAATTGACAGCTGGTGGTGGAGTGGATGCTCGTATTCTAGCGCCTGCTGGTGCATCAGACAGAGCAAGGGTTGTTGGTGGTAATATGTTGGTTGCAGATGTGATGCATGACTGTTATTTCGATAAGAGAGAAGCGCAGGCATTTACTACCTTTCGTGGTGTTAAGATCGGAGATGTTCTATAATGGCTGATAATAGAGATCGCAAGATATCTGGTTATCCCTCTCTAGGTGATATTCAGATGTTCGTTGCTGAAGTAGTAGCAAATAAGGATGAACATGCGAAGAGTCGTTTTCGTTGCCGCATGGTTGGACATGAAAGCGATCAGATCAATGTACCTGACGAAACTCTACCTTTCTATTCTGCGGTAACACCTGAAACAGCTCATAGAGGTATGGGTTATAATCCAAGATATGTTCCAGGCGACAAAGTTATCTGTTTGCAGTTTGGTGAGGAAAGGTTTATAATAGGGGCAACTAGAAAAGAAACACCATATGAAGGTGAGGAAGCTGATGTTAATCCTTGGACACTAGATGGAAATGCATCACCCAAAAGCCCTCAAGCTGAAAAGAACGATAAACAACGAGGTTGGAGTAAAGAACCTTCAGAAAAGAAAACAACTCAAGAAGCTCGTGAGTCTAAAAGAACTAGACAACAAAGTAAGAAAGAGCAAGGAGAGAGTCAAAACCCTAATACACATGGTCGTAAGTCCACTAGGTTTATGGACAATCTTTCTATAGGCAAAGACAATATATTTGACAACTCTACTAACCCTATGCAGTATATACAAAGCCGTATTCAAAACAACGGAGCTGTCGTACCTCAGATGTTACAGATGGTTCAACAGTTGAAGAAGAAACCAAGGAACACCAACCCTCACGCTATTCAAGCCGTAGGGGCACAAAACTATATGCAGTTTATACAAGGCTTGGCTAAATATTTCTCTAGCATTAAGGATGCTTCACAGAAAGAAAAGCAGAGACAAGAGGAAGAAAAGAAGACTGAAGAAGAAAAGGCTCGTGAGGAAGCTGAGATGAGACTAGCCGAACAATACGCACGTGAGGAAGAACAGAATGGCGGACAGTAGTGGTAAAACTAAAGCAAGACTAGATAAGGGCAATCAAGATCTAAAGAATGCCAAGAACCCACAGATACAAGTTTGGGAATCTGAGTCAGGACATATTAGAGTTGTTTCAGATACGAAAGGTGCCACCTATATCTTTCAGGCTCATCAATCAGGAACGTATTCTTTAGTTACTCATGACGGTAAGAACATCAACTTTTCAGTAGGCGATATTCAAAACTACGGTAAAGCAGGTATTTCATTAACTGTAGATGAGAATATGGATACTAAGATACACGGACATAATAGAGTAGTTGTTGGTGGAGGAAGTTATGTGGAAGTTGCAGGTGATGCAGGTATTGCAGTAGGTGGAGATACTACATTAGTCACCAAAGGAAACCTTCATGCTCATATGGATAGTGTTTATCTAGGAGCAAAGGGAGATATGAACTTTAACGTAGGTGGAAGTATGAAGATGAAAGTAGCAGGTCAAACAAACTTTGAAACATCAGGAAACCATTTCATCAAAGCAGCAAACATCAAACTCAACGATCCAGGGGATTCAGGAGCAGCTTAATCTTTCCACTTCGTGGAAATCACTACGTGAAAACAACTATCTTTTATTATTCATTCATTCATCACATAGTGAATTATACTGATGTTTCGATAACTCGTAAAGCACTAATGTAGGAGATAATGAAGAAATGTTTATGGATTCAACTTGTGGAAAAGTCTTACATAGTACGGTTTTTAACGTAACGGATGCATTGTTTTTTGATGCGGATGAAATAAAGCAAAAGTTCAATAATGTTTCCATTACAGATTTTCCTAGGGCTATTCCAAACTTCTTTTTGCTTGCAGTCATAGATCAATATAAGGAAAGTAGATATGATGAGCGTGGATAATACCTACTATAAAATAGCTCAGAAAGTTTATATAGACGTAGACTATAGTTTTATGCCTCTTCATTTTCTGGGAAAACGTTATGACTTCTTTCCTAATAATGACTTTGAAGAATTGTTTATAAAAGTATACTTTCACCTTTTAGCTAATGGACTCAAACGTAATGAACTATGATGAAACTTCTAGTAAGCTATTAAGAAAATCCTTTGACGGTCTTGATAGAAGAATGTTTTGGCAAGTTAATACTGAAATAGAGCCTAAGTTAAATGAAGTAACCAGAGTTAGAAGATTAATAGTGGATGCTCTCACAGAGGAAACCTGGCAATGAGTTATAAAGCTCACAGAAACGGCGATTCTAGAAGTTGCGGCGCTAAAACAACGGTAGTATTACAAAGTACCGTATATGTTAATGGAAAACTTTGGGCAGTTGAAGGCGACCCAAACGATCATACTGCAGGCGCTTTAGTAGCTACGGGTACTACGGTAAGTATAGAAGGTTATCTAGTTATTTGTCATACACCAGATAATGCTCAACCAGATGTTCTTTGTTATATTGTAGACGGAGAACATTGCAACCCTAAAACAGCTCAAGGAAGCGATAACGTATGGGGATATTAAAAGGAAAGTAAATGTCCAGATCAGCTAAATTTACAGTAGAGACTAAGAAAAGAGAACGTTGGAGTGATTTTCTAACGAACTTTGATAGGAATCCCGTTACAGGTTATCTAGCTAAGGCTACAGGCGAGCAGGCTATAGAACAGTCGCTTCGAAATATTCTGCTCACAAATAGAGGTGAAGTACCCTTTGAGCCTTTCTTTGGTTCAGAGATTAGAAATTCTTTATTTGAACTATATGATCCAAGAGCGGAGACGGAACTAAGACACTCCGTTGAAGATGCAATAAAGATGCACGAACCTAGAGTAGAAGTAGTTAACGTCCTGGTTCAACAGCCTCCTAATGAACCCAACGCAATTATTGTAACTCTAGTCTATACCATTATAAATATTCCTGACGAAGTTTTCACATTCGATTTAGTCATAACCAGAGTACGATAAATGGCATCAAGCAATAATCAAATAAATCTAAACTCATTGGATGTCGTTGAACTCGACTACAATAATATTAAGAACAGCCTAAAGAACTTTCTAAGAGGTCAGTCGCAGTTTGCCGATTATGACTTTGATGGTCCTAATATGGCTACTCTTTTAAGGCTCCTTTCCTATAACACCTATATTAATGCCTTCTATACCAATATGGCTTTGTCCGAAGCTCATTTGGATTCGGCACAGCTACGTTCTTCAATTCTTTCTCACGCTAAGGATTTGAACTACCTTCCCCGTTCTACTCGTTCATCCAGAGCGAGAGTAAAGGTAGACTTTGAAGCATCAGGGGCGAGTCAGCCTTATACGATTCCTAGAGGTAGTACGTTATCAGCGGTAGTAAAGAATACTTCTTACACCTTTGCTATTCCAGAAACTTTAACGGTAGCTTCGGCGAATCAGACGTTTTCTTTTGAGACAGATATTTACGAAGGCTTCTATGTACGTGACTCCTATATTCTTCAAGGTACGGATAATGAGCGTTTTCGTATCACTAATAAAAACGTTGATACACGTTCGCTTGCTGTAACCGTATATGAAGACGGAGATACTATAGGCTCTACCTACGTTTATAAGCAGAACCTTCTAGATCTTACAGCACTTTCCAAGGTTTTCTTTTTACAGTCGGCGGAAGACGGGTATTATGAAGTTCTCTTTGGTGATAACATCATAGGTAAAAGACCTAAGACTAATTCAACCGTAGTCTTGGATTATCGTATTGCAGTAGGTTCAGCATCTGATGGCGCTAAGGCATTCGGCTTAGATTTTGATCCAACGTTTTCTGATGAGCTTAACTCTACTCCTATTATTACAACTATT